TAGGGCGGTATCCAGAAAAGAAGATCATCCAGACCGCCCACACAGCCGAGTTAGCCGTGGGATTTGGACGTAAGGTCAGAAATCTGGTGGGAAGCCCGGACTACAGCTACATCTTTGACACCAAGCTGTCCGCCGACTCAAAGGCCGCTGGACGATGGAACACCAACAAGGGCGGGGATTATTTTGCTATTGGTGTGGGCGGGGCAGTAACGGGTAAAGGTGCCGATGTTTTGATTATTGACGACCCACATTCCGAGCAGGAAGCCATGCAAGGCAATCCTGCCGTGTATGACCGGGTGTATGAGTGGTATTCATCTGGTCCCCGCCAGCGTCTCCAACCGGGTGGCTCCATTGTGGTGGTCATGACCCGGTGGAGCAAAAGAGACCTGACAGGTCAGATTATCCAGAACTCCGTGTCCAGAGACGGCGATGAATGGGAAGTGATTGAACTCCCCGCCATTCTTCCGTCAGGAAAGCCTTTATGGCCCGAGTTCTGGAAGCAGGACGAGCTTGAGGCGATCAAGGCTGAAATTCCTGTCGGGAAATGGGAAGCCCAGTATCAACAGAACCCAACCTCGGAAGAGGGCGCCATTATCAAGCGGGACATGTGGCGGGTCTGGGAAGATGAAAGGCCGCCCTACTGCGATTACATCATTCAGTCCTGGGACACCGCCTTTGAGAAGAACAACAGGGCGGACTACTCCGCCTGTACCACCTGGGGAATCTTTTACAAGCCCAACAACGAAGGCATCGATGTCGCCAATATTCTGCTTCTGGACGCATTCAAAGACCGAATGGAGTTCCCAGAACTCAAACAGACGGCCTATGAAATGTGGAAGGAGTGGAACCCAGACACCCTGCTTGTTGAGAAAAAAGCCGCCGGTGCCCCGTTGATTTATGAAATGAGAAAGATGGGCATCCCGATGTCGGAATATACACCGAGCAAAGGTTCGGATAAGATAGCCCGTGTAAACGCTATTTCCGACCTTTTTGCGTCTGGGTTGGTGTGGTGTCCAAATAAACGATGGGCTGAAGAGGTAATGGAGGAGCTTGCGTCCTTTCCGAATGGCGATCATGACGACCTTGTGGACTCAACAAGTCAGGCCCTTTTACGCTTCCGCCAAGGCGGGTTTATTCAAATCCCGACCGATGAACCGGATAACTATGTCCGCACCAAACGACCGAGGTACTACTAATGGCTATCGATAAAGCGCTGTATCAAGCTCCCGAATCTCTTGAGGATATTGCTGAAAATGCAATCCCAGCAGAAATTGAAATTGAAATCGAGCAGGATGAAGACGAAACCACCATTGAGGTGGAAATCAAAACAGCGACCTTTGAAGATAATCTAGCCGAAGAACTGGATGACGGCGATTTAGAAGAAATCTCGTCCGACATCCTTGAGCTAATCCAGATTGATTTGGATTCCCGTAAAGACTGGGAAAAGACCTACGTCGAAGGCATTAAGCTCTTAGGTCTTAAGATGGAAGAAAGGACCGAGCCCTGGGATGGTGCTTGCGGTGTCTTCCACCCATTGCTCTCTGAGGCCGTGGTGAAGTTCCAGTCCGAGACGATTATTGCCACCTTCCCGCCAGCGGGTCCTGTCAAAACCAAAAGTGTTGGGGAAGTCACCCGTGAGAAAGAAGATTCGGCAGACCGGGTCCGGGAGGATATGAATTACACCCTCACCGAAAAGATGCCCGATTATCGAAACGAGCATGAGCGTCTTTTGTGGCATATGCCCATTGCCGGGTCGGCATTTAAGAAGATTTACTTCGATCCCATTAACAACAGACCGGTGGCAATGTTTGTCCCCGCTGAAGATGTGATCGTGTCATACGGCGCCACAGACCTTCTGTCGGCACCCAGAATTACCCACCGCATGAAGAAAACCGAGAACGAGCTTAAAAAGCTTATTGCCTCTGGTTTTTACAAGGACGTTGACCTCCCATCGCCTCAAACCATTACCAGCGACATCCAGAAACAAAAGGATGAAGAGACAGGTGTGGACGTTATTAAGGACGACCGTTATACCCTGTATGAAGTTCAGCTTGAGTATGACCTTCCAGGCCATGAAGACAAGGACGAAAAGGGTTTCACAACCCAGATTGGCCTGCCTTATGTCGTCACCATGCTTGCCAGCGGCGAGATTTTGGCTGTTCGACGTAATTATCTGGAGGAAGACCGGTTAAAAAAGCGCCGTCAGCACTTCGTTCATTACCCCTACATCATTGGATTTGGATTTTACGGGTTCGGTTTGACCCATTTAGCTGGTGGATTTGCCGAATCTGCCACCTCTATTTTGCGTCAACTGGTGGATGCCGGGACCGTCTCGAATCTGCCCGGTGGTTTCAAGTCAAAAGATCTAAGAGTAAAAGGCGACGACACGCCAATTGCACCCGGTGAGTGGCGAGATGTAGACGTTACGGGCATGACAATCAAGGATTCGATTGTCCCACTGCCGTACAAAGAGCCCTCTTCCACCCTTTATTCACTTCTTGGAACCATTGTGGACGAAGGACGGCGGTTTGCCTCTGTAGCCGACCTAAAAGTGGCGGATATGTCCGCTCAGGCGCCTGTTGGTACCACCCTGGCGATCCTTGAAAGGAACCTAAAGGTGATGTCGGCGGTCCAGGCACGTGTCCATGCCGCCATGAAGCAGGAGTTTAAACTGCTTGCCGCCATTATTCGGGACTACACACCCCCGATTTACAGCTACGAGACGGACGAAAGTCCGATGGCAAAGCAGGAAGACTACGACATGGTGGAAGTAATCCCCGTGTCGGACCCCAATGCTTCGACCATGGCCCAGAAAGTCGTCACTTATCAGGCCGCTTTACAGCTTTCCCAGGGTGCGCCAGACATTTATGACCTGCCATATCTACATAGAGAGATGTTGGAAGCCCTTGGTATTAAGAATGTGGACAAGATCATCCCGCTTGAGGATGACATGAAGCCCCGAGACCCGGTTTCGGAGAACATGGACATTATTAATAGCAAGCCGGTCAAAGCTTTTCTCTATCAAGACCACGCCGCCCATTTAAAAGTCCACATGTCCGCCATGCAGGACCCCAAAATGCAACAACTTATTGGGCAAAATCCCAGGGCACAGCAGATGGCGGCGGCTTTGCAGGCCCACATTGCAGAACACACAGCATTCCAGTACCGAATCGAGATCGAAAAGATGCTCGGTGTTGCACTGCCCCCAGAAGATTCCGATCTTCCAGAGGATATCGAAGTCGAATTGTCCCGATCTGTGGCAATGGCGGCAGAAAAGCTTCTTCAGAAAGATCAGGCGGAAGCTCAACAGCAAAAAGCCCAGCAACAGGCTCAAGATCCGCTGTTACAGCTTCAGATTCGTCAGCAACAACTCAAAGAAGCCGAGTTCCAGCACCGTCAGGCCATGGAAAACAAGCAATTTGAGCTTAAAACGATGGAGGCCCAGGCCAAAGTTGCCACAGAGAACAAGCGTATTGATACACAGGCAGAAATTGCCGGTGCCCAAATCGGTGCCAAGCAGGAAGCAGAAAAGCAAAGCATCGCCAATGAGCAGTACATCGAAGGAGTAAAGCTTGGACTTAAAGGAATTTCTGGAGACAGAGATCGCTAAGGAGCAGGAAGCTCTTATTAGCGCCGTAGCGTACAAACCTGCCCCCGATTACCCGTCTTATCGGGAAACGGTAGGGGAAATACGTGGTTTACAACGTGTATTACGAATCTTAAAGGATTTGCCTGATGACTGATGAAAGAATGCCCGTTCCTAAGGGCTACAAGATCCTCATTGCTATTCCAAAGCTTGAGGACAAGTTTGATAACTCCGTGCTTGTTCGACCTGAGGCTCACGCCAAAAAGGAAGAAACAGCGTCCATCGTCGGTTTGGTTGTAAAGCTGGGCTCCCTGGCTTATGGCGACATGGATAAATTTCCAGATGGCCCATGGTGTGAGGAAGGTGATTACATCATGATGCGCTCGTATTCTGGGACCCGCTTCAAGATTCAAACCGAAGCCGGGGATCAGGAGTTTCGACTTATTAACGACGACATGGTTGAAGCAGTCGTTGCCGACCCACGTGGAATTATCCGTGCCTAAGGAGTAAGACATGCCAGAAGATATTCAAGAAGAAAAGAATTACGAAATCGAGGGCGAAGACGAGAAGTTTGAAATCGTTGATGACACCCCCGAAGAGGATCGAGATAAAGGCGATCCCATA